GGGTTTTACTTCGTGTTGCTTTCTGTTAGGTTAGGCAACCGTTCCGCCGCCTTTTCCTCGCTTCATGTCGCCTCAAGGAGGGGGCTTGCATGTACTACACGGGGACGACCGTAAAACATCCGGCGGCATCGACCGCCGTCCGAATGGCGTACAAACTGACGCCCGGAACGACCGCGACCATAATCTGCGAGACGGTCGAGGACGGCTTCTTCGTCTTCACCGCTCCCCCTGCCGGGGGCTACCGCTTTCAGCAGTACAACGCCGACGGGGATATTGTCGCCGTCGGTTCGTTCAAGGTCGAACAGAACCTCGCCGACGCCCCGGCGACTTACGACGCACGGAGCGAAGCGGAGAAAGCCCTCGAAGCGATCAACGCAAAAATCGAGGGGAGAATCCTCACACTCGAACAGTCGAAAATCAGCATCGGCGACCGTTCGATTGAATACATCAACTCAATCGAGGAGCTTCTTCGTTGGCGCGATCACTTTCAGAGAATTGTCAACAAAGAACAGGGCATCGTGGACGCGAAGACGGAGGTCTGCGTCCTACGCCGCGTTTAGGAGGTAGTGAGGGGGCTACATGTTCGAGGGGGTTAAAAAACTTTTTGGGGGAAAACGGGCGGCGACACGCCGCCGCGTCAATCGTCGCTTCTTCGACGCCGCCGCGTCGAACCGTCTCGTAGACTGGAAACTCTCCTATCAGCGCGTAAACGGCGACCTGTTCGCCGAATACCCGACGATAGTCCTCCGGGCGCGGAGCCTCGCACAGAATAACGAGAACGTCGTCGGTCTGCTCCGCAACCTTCAGAGGAATGTCGTCGGCGTTACCGGGTTTACCCTTCAGTCGAAGACCGAAAACCCCGCGACCCGCTCCGAACTTGAGACCCTATGGCGGGAGTACTGCTCCCGAATCGGCGGCTACTGTACCCTCGACGAGCGGACGTCCGCCCGCGACTTCGACATCCTCGTCCTCCGCTCCCTCGTCATCGACGGCGAGTGCTTCATCCGCCGCACGTTCGACCCGTACTCGAAGTTCGGGTGGCGGTTCGAGGTTCTTGACAGTATGCAGATTGACCCGCTTTATACCGTTGAAAATGCCGGGAACGGACACCGTATTTTCATGGGCGTCGAACTGGACGAACGCGGGAGGGAGGTCGCTTATTACTACCGCCCGACCGTGGACGAGGTGTACTACACCGGACAACGCGAACGCCTCGACGCCTCCAACATCATACACCTCTACCGGAAGGAGTTCCCCGCACAAATCCGGGGTATCTCCATGTTAGCCTCCGCCGTACTGGAACTCCGCCAGTTGGACGACTATCGGACGGCGGAACTCGTACACGCTCAAATCGGGAGCGCGGTCATGGGTGTATGGGAATGGGACGGCAAAAACACCGACGACATTCTCGGGAGCGACGAGGACGACGCGGGCGAGTTCGTCCGCGAAATCCGCCCGGGTATCTTCCCTATCGCCCCCCGTGGATATACCGCGAAATTCTTACAGGGCGCACAACCGAACAGTCAGTTCGGCGTCTTCGTGAAGTCGATCATGCGGAGCATCGCGAACGCCGTCGGCATCAGCTACAACAAGGCGACGGGCGACTATGAATCCGTCAATTATTCCAGTCTCCGCGAAGCCGCCCTCGAAGACCGCGAGACCTACGCGGAGCTTCAGCGGTTCCTCATCGAGAACTGGAAAAGCATCCAGTACCGCGACTTCGTGAACGCCCTCGTTATCCTCGGGCGAATCCCCCCGACCGACAACCTCTCCGATCTCGCCCGCCACCAGTTCTTCGGGCGTCGGTTCGCGTGGGTTGACCCGCAAAAGGAAATCACCGCGAAGGAGAAGGAACTCGCCCTTATGCTCACCGACCCTCTGACGGAACTCGAAAGCAGGGGCGAAGACCCGGACGACGTTATCGCCCGGTTCGTCGAGTGGAATAAGAAACTCGAAGCCGCCGGACTTCGCGACTTTTGGCAAGCCGCGTTTGGCAATAAGCCGGACGCCGCTCCCGAATCTGAAGAAACACAAACACCTCAACCGGAGGAATGACAAAAATGATTAACCCCGACATCGACGAGGCGAACCTCGAAATCTCGCTTTCGTGCGCGTCCTCGTACCCGTGCGAGAGGTTCGACTGGGACATCGGACTTTATTCCGAACGTCTCATGGTCTCCCCGGACGCCGTGAACCTCGAACGCCTCAACGGAGGCGCGTCCGTCCTCAAAAATCACGACACCGACAAGGTACTCGGGAAAGTCCTCCGGTCGTGGATTGAAGACGGCGCACTCTGCGTCCGTATCAAGTTCCGCACGGACAACATGTCCCGCGACCTGTTCAAGGACATCGCCGCCGGAATCGTGCAGAACGTCTCAATCGGCTACCGCATCGACCACGCCGCGCCCCCGTACACCGACGAGAACGGGAACAGGTGCGTAGACGTAGACAAGTGGACGCCCCTCGAAGTCAGTATCGCCGTCGGCGTCCCCGCCGACCCGACTGTCGGTTTTTACCGCTCTTTTGCTCTCAACGCACGAAAACATAACAATCAACCCCGTAAGGAGGAAACCAACATGGAAAAACGTGCAGACGAACTCAACCCGACCGAATCCGCCGAAACGGTGGATGAACTGAAAGCCCGAATCGACGAACTCGAAAAAGAGAACGCCGCACTCAAGGAGGGCAACTGCGACGAGCAGAAGGAAGACGGCGACGCCGAAAAGCCCGCCGACGAATCCGAACTCGCCCGCTCCCTTCGCAAGGTAGGAGAGGACATCGTGAAAAGCATCAACGCCCCGCACATCGCCGCCCCGAAACGTTCCTACAACCTCGCCGCCGCTCTCCGTGGTATTCTGAACGGCAATGGCGGAGAACTGGAACGCGAAGTCTCCAACGACCTGTACCGCCAGTGCGGACAGGAACAGGGGAGCGAGTTCTCCCTCATGGTTCCCTTCAACCGTGAAAGTATGCGCGGCATCATGCAGACCCGCGAACTCGCCGACGCCGCCGCCACGGGCGCGGGACTGGTCGCACAGGAAAACCTCCCCGACCTGTTCGTCGATTACGTCCGGAGCAAAATCGGCGTCAAGTCCGCGACCTTCCTCACTGGTCTGACGGGTGCGCCTGTTACTATCCCCGCTATGACGACCGACACCACGGTCGCGTGGGTGTATGGCTCCACGAACCACACCGACGCCAACACCGACGTCTCCGAAACGACCCCCGTCATCGGGAACATCGAACTCAACCCCCACAAAATGGGCGGTTACACCGTCGTCGGCAAAGACCTTCTGCTCATGGGTAAGCCGGACGCGACGGGTATCGTCATGCGTTCCCTCATGGCGAAGGTCGCCCGCCTTCTCGGTACGACCATGCTGAAGGGCAACGCGTCCAACCCGGCGATCACGGGTCTTGCAACCGCGACGGGCGTCCAGACGAACGTCATCGCGACGATTGCCTCCGCGACGTGGGCGAATATGCTCGGGTTCGCCGCGAAGGTGGAAGGTCTCGAAGTGGACGGCGAACTCGAGTTCGTCATGGGTGCGGCGGACAAGGCGACCTTCAAGAGTATCGCGAAAGGTCAGTACGGTTCCGGGTTCCTCTGCGAGGACGACAGAATCGACGGTCACCTCGTCCACGTCGACGGCTCCCTGTCCTCCGGCGACATCTTCTTCGGCGACTTCTCGAACATCATCGTCGGACAGTGGGGCGGTATCGAGTTGACCCTCGACCCGTTCCGCCACGCCCGCTCCGGCATGGTCGAAGTCATCGTTCAGCTTGTCTGCGACATCGCGGTGCGCCGCCCGAACACCTTCGTCAAGCGCACGGCGTCCTAATTCCGCCAAGAACCTGTTCTACCTCTCCCCGTCGCGTACACCCGGCGTGGGGAGGGTCTTCACCACGACAAGGAGACGAACATGAAAATCAGATTTTTAACCGGGTGCGTCCTCGACGGAACCGACCGCAAGGCGGGTGAAGTCCTCGACGTTGAAGGAACCGAAAAGGGTCTCGACATCGTTCTCGGTGCGGGTCTCGTCGAAGTCCTCGTACCTGTCCCGGAAGAAACGCCGGAAACCCCGGAAGAATCGACGGAAGGGGAAGACCCGACCAACGAACCGGACGAACCGAAAACCCCCGCGAAAACCGCGAAGAAAAGCAAAAAGAAATGAACCCCTTCGACGCCGCGACAAGGACAATCATGTCGAACCCCGACTTCACCGACGAAGCAGTCGTCGGCGGGGCGACCGTCTCCGTCGTCGCGTCCGAATTAAGCGAGGTGGAAGTTCTGACGGAGTACGGCGACGACTACGGCGTCTCCTTCTTCCTCCGCATCGAAGCGCGACGCCTCGCGACGCCCCCGAAGAAGTACGACCGGATTGTCTACCACGGGACGACCTACAAAATCGCCCGCCTCGACTTGGATTCCGCCGGACTGGTCTATCGGGTCTATCTGCAATCCCTAACCACGGGGGCATGATATGGCAGTCTCCGCACAAAGTCAGGCAATCAAATTTGAAATGTCTCTGAAGACGTTCGAGGCGAACGCGGAGTTTATGATGGACGAACTCGAAGAAGAACGCGAGAAGGTCGTCATGGCGGGCGCGTCCGCCTACGCTACCTCCGCACAACGGCACACGCCGCCCTCCCTCGGTCAGTCCAAAATCGAACCGATCTTCTACGAAAGCCTCGAATCCGATCACGTCCTCATGCACGGCGAAAAAGCCCACGGTCGCCGCGTGATCTACAAGCTCCGCGACATCGTGAGGAACCCGAACAAGCAACGGTACAAGAAAATGTTCGGCGTCTACCTTCAGCAGGGGTACGAGTACGCCGTCCAAATGAAGAACAGGAACGGACGCTCGACCTATCTGAAACCCTGCCGGACGCTCGACGAGGCGAAGCGGAACGCCGTCGAGGATTATCGCGGTCTCATGCGGGCGGCGTGGGGTATGGGGTTCCTCGCTATGGGGAAGAAAATGCCTCCCGCGTTCCGGTCTCTGACCCGCCTCCGTCCGAAACTGCTCAACGTGCAGAACTCCCTCGCACAGGCGGCGTATGATCCGCAGAACGTCGAGGTAACACTCCGGAACCACGTCGTCAAGTCCGGCGCGGGGTTCCTTCACTCGACCGACATCAACGCCTCAATCGCCGCCGTCCGGACAATGGACGACCTTATGACAAAATTTTTTAAGAGGAAGTTCGAGTTGTGAGTTTTGACGAAACAAGACTTTTCGAGATTATCCCGGTCGAATCCTTCATCCTCAAGACGGCACACTTCGACCTCGAAAATCATGTAAACCCCGCCGGGACGCTCGTCATCGAGACGACCGCCGTCAACGTCGCGAACCTCGGTCTCCCCGACTACTTCGTCGATATTTCCCTTTTGGGTATGGCTCTCGTCGAACTCGACCCCGACAAGGCGACGATCAGAAAAATGCACTCGGATGTACTGACCGCCGTCCAGTCGTGGACGCCCGAACTCGTCTCCGGTGCGTTCGGGTTCGTCCCTCCGGCGCGGTGCGTCGGCATCATCAACATCACGTCCCTTCTATCGTGCGACGCGACCCGGAACATGTTCCGCCTCGACTGTCGGCTCGTCCTCTCGGACGTCGATTTTACCGCCGGGACGTTCTACCCGTCGGCACATCTCGGGACGGCGTTCCTCGTAGATGAAACGTGGAACAACAACCACACGAAAAAAACGACCTACATCTGCTACTCGAACCGCCCCGAACGCACGATCACCCGCGTCATCACCGAAATAATCGGGAACAACAAGCTCATCGAGATAACCTACGGGTTCGGCGCGTGGGAAGACCGCGAAAATCTCGCCTATTATCGCAACTAAACCATACAACACAAACACAAAATAGGAGTTTGAACAATGGCAACAGCAGGAAGACACTGGGGTATCATCTCGATTACCGGGACCACCGTATTCGAATCGGTCGTCATGCAGGGATTCACAAAGAGCATAACGGTCGAGAAGGCGACCGCGAAGGACGAAACTGGAAAAACGATCAACGTCAAAGCCTACAGCAAGGCGACCAGCATCTCTTGTCAGGGACTGCTCAATGCGTCTGCTCCGGCCATCGACGCCGGTGCCACCGTCATTCTCTCCGGTACGACCTTCCTGGTCGATTCCGTTGAACAGGTGGAAGCGAACACCGACTTCGTCCGGTACAACTTCACGCTGTCCAGCGAAGACGGGTGCGTCCCCGAGGAATACGCCTGACCATGACCGCCCTCACGGACAAACAGAAGCTTTTTATTGCGAGCTCGCCGGAGTTCGATTCCGTGCTCGCTGACGATCCGGTCCTCAAGGAACTGGACGCGGCACGGATCGACTACACGCGCGAACGCGAACTCCTGCACGAATCCATCGGCGGGACCTGGCGCGTCGGAGAAATCGACGTGCCGCCGATCACGCCGGTTGTATGGTCGCTTCTGTGGGTCCTTCAATCGCCCTTCACGAAACGAAACGCTCAAATCCGCGCCGTGGACGTCGCCGTGTTCCTCTACCTCCTCACCCACCGGCTCTCCGACATCCGCCTCTCCACCGTAGAAGCGGACGCGAAAGCCGACGGGGCCGCGTGGGGGCTCCCGGAGGACGCGTCGGCGCTCACCGACGAACTTCTGCATTTGATTAACGTTGCGTTCTCCCCCCTGAAGATGCTCCCCGATACCGTTTCCGACGGGGAAGAAATCTTCGATTCGGACTGGCTCCTGTCTGTTTGCGCGGTAGCCTCCCGGGAGTCCGGAGAACCCCTGCACGCTGTGATGACGGACTTCCCGCTGTCGGTCGTGTTCGGGCTCCTGGTCGTGAGGGCACGAAAGATGAATCCGGGAAACCGGTACACGAAACGCTCCCCCGAATGGGTCGGCAAACGCGAACTCGAACGCACCAACGAGCTTGCCGCGGCGTTCGTCGCGGCGCACATGCCGCCGGAACCCGCCGCCGACACCGAAACCGCCGAAGGATGATCCCATGCCAGCCGAAGGTAAAATCACCCTGAACTCGAAGCAGTACGAAGCGACCCTCGAAGCCGTCCGCGCGAAAACCGGTCGTGCCGCGGGTGATATGTCGCGTTCGGTCAGGAATTTCGGGAAGGACGTCGGCGGCGCTGGAAAGGCCGTCGCCGCCATGTCTTCCGAAGTCGGAAGCCAGTTCGGAACCGTCGGTCGCGTGATCTCTTCGCTCGCCTCCGGTCCCGTCGCACTTCTGACCGCCGCGTTCGGGGCGCTGCTGGCCGCCGGGGTCAAAATGTACGACCACCTCACGCTCTCCGCGGAGGAGTATCAGCTGAAGCTCTCCGCACAGATCGAACTTGAGAATAAACGCCTCTCCAAGCTCAAGGAGGAACAGAAGGCGGAAAATGACTACATGGACCGCCTGATCGAGCTCTCAAACAACGAAACGAACTCGAACACGGAGAAGACCGAAGCCGTCCGCCTGATCGAAATCCTCACGAAGCGATACGGCGATTTGGGAATCTCCATCGACGAAACCACCGGAAAGATCACCGGCCTCGCCGAAGCCGAAGAAAAGCTCAATGAAAAACAGCGGCAGCTGGCGGAAAAACAGCTCGAAAACGTGATCGGGCTCAAAAAAGACGAAATCGCCTCCTCCGTCCGCGGGGAACTTTTGCCCCAGGGATTTGAAAAAGTGTTAAACGTTTTTTCCGGAGGTTCCCGCGGAAGAAACGCAAAAGAAGCGGCTGCCATTTTTACCTCGCTCTCACCGCAAGCTCAACTTGAACACGCACAGAATATTATTTGGGGTAACGAACAGCTCGAGATTT